GGAACAAAAGCAATTACAACCTGGGACGCCAGAGTACAGTTTGTATCAGCAAGCAATTGCCAAGGCAACAAAGCCATCACAAGGCGTTCAAGTCAATGTCTCAACTGGGACGGAAAAGAAATATGGGGAACGCTTTGGCAGCATCGTTGCTGAATCTGATGCAGCAAAACTTGCTGCTGCTGAAAGTGCTCCGCAAGTCGCTGCAACGTCTGACAGAGTATTGGATATTTTGGAAAGCGGCAAAGTCATCACTGGGACTGGAGCGGATTTCAGGCTGCAACTAGCCAAAGCGTTGAATCTTGCTGGGAACACAGATGCAGAACGAATTAGAAATACCGAGCTGCTTGGGTCATCTTTAGCAGACACAACATTAGGCGCTATTAAAACGTCTAATCTTGGAACTGGTCAAGGGTTTACAGACAGAGACCGCCAGTTCTTGGAAAAAGCAAAAGCCGGTCAAATTACATTTGACGCAGGATCTCTTAAAGAGCTTGCACGTCTAAGTAGACTTGCCGCAGAAAAAAGCGTTGAGTCGTGGAACAAACGAGTTCAAAAAATGCCGTCTTCTGCCCTTGAAGGAACTGGAATTTCAACTGATCCAATTGTTTTGCCAAAAAGAAAAGAGCAAAAAACTAGCATACCAGCCGCTGCTATTCAAGCACTGCAAACTGGGCAAGGTACCCCAGAACAATTTGATGCAATCTTTGGTGCCGGTTCCGCGTCAAAAATTCTTGGTAAGGGGAAGTAAATGGCAGAAAACCCTTTTGCACAATTTGCTGCACAGACAAAATCTTCTTCTGTCAACCCGTTTGAGCAATTTGTAACACAACCCACCGTCAGCGAAATACCTACACGCCGAGATTACGCTTTAAGCGAAATACCGGGCCAAGCTCTGAGAAACGCTCCAGAAAGCGCTGGAAAGTTTGTTGGAGGAATTGTGCAAGCCGTTACCAGTCCTATTGAAACGGCTACAGGTCTTCTTGATGTTGCTACGGGAGCATTGCGCAATGTGCTACCTAAAAATGTTGTAAATTTTATTGATAAATTTGACAACAACCCAGAAGCCACGCAACGCGCGATTCAAGCTGCTAACGCTATTGGCGGAATGTACAAAGACAGATATGGCAGCTATGAAGGCATAAAGCGGACTTTTGCAGAAGATCCTGTTGGAGCCGTTGCAGATTTATCAACTCTGTTGACTGGCGGCGGAGCTGCTGCATCCAAAATTGGAATGGGCAGAACTGGAAGCGCTTTAAGCAAAGCTGGAGCAGTGATCAACCCAATGGCGCCAATAGCGCCAATTCTTGAGCAGCCGGTAAAACTTGCAGCAAAAGGTGTTGGTTCTGTTTACAACGCTTTGGATCCAAAAGCTGCGGCGTATCTTTCGGCAGTAGAAGGACGAGGGCAAGAAGTTGTAAACGCTTTGCGTCAGCCCTCAGAAATTGTACCTGGCAGTTTGCCAACCGCAGCACAAGCCGCTTCACCTGTGGGTGTTACAAAGTTTTCCGCCCTTGGTGAATCTGCTGCTCGCACTAGCTCAACCCCGTTTTATAAGCGCGGTGAGGCTCAAAAAGCGGCACAACTTGCAGCGGTTCAAAAAGTTGGAAAAACTCCAGCGGATTTAGCAGCAGCAGAAGCCACGCGCAGTTCTACTGCCAGCTCGCTGTATGGCATATCCAAAAACACTTTAGTTCCCGCAGACCCTACGTTAACGACGTTGCTTAGCCGACCATCAATGAGCAAAGTGATGGCTAGAGCTGAAGATCTAGCCAAAGAACGAGGCCAACCGTTTCAAGTTGGTCAAAACAGACCAGCTCAAACAGTCCCTTCTACAATTCTGGATTCTTCTGGCAATCCTATAGGTCAAACTGTGATCCCAGCAGAAGTTGCAAAATATCCAGGGAGCAGTCTTCACGCAATGAAGATGGCATTTGATGATTTGATTAAGAACCCAGAAAGATTCAGCATTGGAGCTGCTGAAGTAGGGGCGATCAAATCAACTAGAGCTCAGTTTTTAGATTGGGTGGAAAACAAGGCCCCAAGTTACAAAACCGCAAGAGAGACATTTGCAGAACAAAGTAGGCCTATTAATCAAATGGAAGTAGGGCAGTTTCTTGAAGGCAAGCTAAAACCAGCATTGGGTGAAGAATCGGCGCGGCTTCGTGCGACAGGGTTTGCTGGAGCAATGGAAAACGCCCCTGCAACCATTAAACGAGCCACTGGTGAAGCTCGATTTGAAAAGTTATCCGAAGTTCTTACGTCGGATCAACTTAAAATTTTAGAGGATGTTAGGTCAGATTTGTCTCGTTCTGCCGCAACGGAGATTCAAGCGAAAGCAGCCCGTGGTTCTGGGCCAAATGTTAATTTGCTTGGTACAGAAGCAATGGGCGGCGCTCGTTTCCCAGGATTTCTTAACAACGTGACGACTGTAGCCAACGATCTTCTTAGAAGAATGAAAGGCAGCTTAGATCAAAAGCTCGCCATTGAGTTGGCTACAGAAATGCTTGATCCTTCAGCCGCAGCAGCAGCTATTGAAAAAGCAATGGCGCGTCAAGCAAGAGGCCAGAAACTAGCCGATCCATTTAAAAAAGCTGGCAAAGTCGCATCCAAAGTTCTGCGTACTCCTGCTGCTGTTAACATGCTTTCTCCAACAGAAGAAGTTCAAAATTCATTTGTTAAAGAGTAAACAATGGAAACCCAATTCATCTTCAACATTGCAGTCAGCGTAGCAGGCTTCTTCGGTGGCTGGATCTTGAGTCACATCTACCGGGCTATTGAGCGACTAGATATGGACATTCGATCAATGCCATCCAGGTACGTTCGACGCGATGACTACAGAGATGATATGGGCGAGATCAAGGTTTTGTTGGGCAAGATTAGCGACAAGTTGGATCACAAGGTAGATAAACCATAATGCTCACACTCATCAGCACCATTTGTTCCTTCTTGGCTGGCGGCTTGCCTAAGTTCTTGGAGTTCCTCCAAGATCGAGGTGACAAGCGGCATGAACTTGAGCTGGCAAGGATGCAGGTGGAGCGTGAGTTGCAGTTGCGCAAGCTCGGGTTTGATGCTGAGGCAAAGCTGGAAGAGATCCGTAACGTCCAGCTGGAGATGGAGGCGGTCAATCAGCAGATCCAGTCTCGGATTGGCGCCCAGGTTGAGGAAACTAAATCCATTTACGTCCACGATGCAGCCATCCAAGACGGCACCAGCACATGGGTCAGGAACCTGCGGGCCAGTGTCCGGCCAGTCATTACTTACGGCTTTTTTCTGCTGCTTGTCCTGATTGACATTGGGTTATTCGTGCATGGAGTCAGGATGGGCGCATCTTTTGATGCTTTGGCCGTTCAGTTATGGGATGAAGGCACCCAGGCGCTGTTTGCTTCCATCATAGCGTTCCATTTTGGTGGTCGAGCCTTCGGGAAATGAAGACCTCCAAGGCAGGGATTGACCTCATTAAGCACTTTGAAGGTGTCCGGCTTAAGCCTTATTTGTGCCCTGCTATGCTCTGGACGGTTGGAGTGGGGCACGTTCTTTACCCTGAGCAGCATTACCTATCGTTGGACGGTAGGCGACACCTGCCGTTAAAGCTGGAACATCGGCGCAGTTTCACACAGGATGAGGTGAATGGACTTCTACGAAACGACCTTTATCGTTTTGAATCGGGCGTGGCAAGACTATGTGGAGCAAACCTGCCGCAACATCAATTTGATGCTCTGGTTAGTTTCGCATTCAATCTCGGGCTTGGCACCCTGCAAAGATCAACCCTCAAAATGAAACTGACCCGAGGCGACATAAACGGCGCAGCGGATCAGTTTCTAAGATTTAACAAGGCAGGAGGAAAAATCCTGCCCGGCCTGCAACGTCGTCGAGTTGCAGAAAGATTGTTATTTCTTGGCTTACAAATAAATGCCAAAAAAGATAACTATCAAGAACCCAAAAACAGTTAATTTTGAGACAGTGCAAAACATCTTGTACTCCGCACAAGAGCAGAGAGACTTATTGCAACATGAGCCAGTGCAATTCATACGATCTCACCTTGTAATCGTTTGGCAACCAAAGTTGCATATCCTGCAATGTCAACCCAACTATCCACATAGTTTGGATCACCGTTGACAATGCGCCCAAGTTTATGGGCGATCATTTCCAGCGCCTCAGCTTGATCGTCTGACAGCTTATAGTTCATGTTGGCAAACATTGTCCTTTTGAGCTCTTGGGTAATTCTTGCGTGCTCAACAAATTTCCCGTAACGCTCTCCGCGTTCTTGCAGTGTTGTGTCAATGTCCATTGTTTCCTCTTATGTTGATTTAAATCTCATTTTGATTGGAACACCAAGCTGGAACACGCTGTTTACCATCTTGGATTTTTTCTGCTTGTACCGCCGTTGGTTTTCAGCAGGCGATGCTTTTGGCATCGGCTTGTCCTTCTTGTCGCCTATCGCGTAAATCGGTCTAGGATACCGCCTAGCTCCTTCAGAATCGTAAGTCCAGTCAAGGATATACACCCGTTTTGGTTTAGTAACGCTTTGCCTCATTAAGCGGCCAAGAATTGCACCGCTGCTGCTTTTAGTTGTGCCAATCTGCGCACAAATTTCTACGCTGGTCATCGGGCCGAACTCCTTTAATGCCCTCAGCATATCTTCGCCTCTGCCTTGTTTTTTTTGCATTAGATTTCTCGAATTTAATGGCGGGGGCGCTTGGCTCACCAAGTCTTACCTTTTAAGACCCCCAAAAACTTACAGCAGCTTTTCTATCTTGGCGTCAACGATGCCATCACAATGCTCAATGATGAACTCGCCAACTTGCTGGGCAGTCATCAAATTCTGCTCGAACTGCTTAAAAGCCCACAGAATTTCACCGACGTCAATCTCGGCAGAGTCCATATCATTCAAAACTCGAGCACGTGCGCCTTGATATCTTTTTTCCGCTTCCTCTTGACGCTTGAAATATTCGTTCAGATCGGTGTCGTTAGAGCAAAACATTTGGAGTCCTTCCGGTTGTTTGGTTGCGGTGTGTGTATTGTGCAGATTTGACAACACAATGTCAATTATTTATTGAACGGTCTTACAACAATGTCATCCTTTCGGCCCCTGCCTGCCAGTAGATCCCTGAACCTAGCCTCTGTTCTGACGTGGCATTGCATTAACGTCCTGGCGGGCACCGATGTGATGACTTCCGCATAGTCTTCCAAGACAGCCCGGAGTGCTGCTATCCCCTCTCCGGTAAGCCTGAGCACATTGTGCTTCTTGTAACGCTCTCCAGCCTCAGCAAGGGCTTTTATGGCGTCATTCAGTAGACCGCTGGCATCTGAACACACACCCATTTCGGTCAAGGTCTCCATCATGTTCACGGCATCAGAGCAGGCAATCCAGTCGTGGAACGTTGGTGCCTCGGCTTGCTCAAGCGACCTAAGCCCCTCGTACATCTTGAGCAAGTGATGCCTTTGCTTTGCCTTCGGGATAGGCTCTGTTGCACTAGCCATCAACAGATCCCAATGCGAGTAGGTTGGGCGATCTCTATTCTTCTTCATTGCAGAATTCCAAGATGTGTTCTTTTGCAACTTCGGCGCCTTTGCATACGAGAACCAGGTAACCAATGTTGCGCAAGTAGGCTATCCAGTCCGTCTGTTCTGGGCTAATTACTCCGCCCTTCTTGCGCTTCATCTCAATCCAGACGTTCCATTCAGGGATGAACAGATCCGGTACACCTGCTGACACGCCTTCAGCCTTTAACCTGGCAGCGGTTGAAATGCTTCTGGCTCCTCCGTTCGGGATTGCAATGATCCGCACCCCTTTGCAATGCTGGCGGAACCACTTCACGAACTCTCGTTGTTCTTCGTGTTCTGTTGGGATGTCATTCTTCTCCATTGATTGCTTTCTGTATGAGTTCCATTTTCATCTGCAAATCAACAAGTTGGTACAGAGCAGACCGATATCCCTCCCATGCTTGCTCTGCACGTTTACGCTCTACTTCCAACAGCCTAGATATTCTTTCAAATTTCAGTTTTTCTTGCTTGTTCAAAATGGAACCTCCTCTATCCACTCAGGACAAGAATTTAAACAATTGGTAAATTCATCAGGCGGTTTCACATCAAACAGCGCACACCACCCAGCTTCGTTGTAGTTGTCGCAAGTGTGGCAACACCTCGGCACGGGTTCTTTCTTTCTTGCTCTGAACAGTACGACAACTTCAGGTTCTGGCGGTCTGCTCATTT